TAATTCACGCATAGCTGTGTCAATATTTAGTGCGCAAGCCTGCTCTGGTGTGAGAGGATGCTTTTTGGGTCGCATATAGCAATGCAAAGATTTATAAATTGACTTTAAATCTAAAGCACCCAAATGTCTACCTAATCGGGGATGGTGTATGGATTCTCGTTTTAAAAACTCGAATTCCCCTTCAGCCAGGTAGGGGCTGAGTGCACTTTCTTTGTCAGGCATGGTGTAAATCTGACCATACGTAGCTAAGAATTCAGCACAAGCTTTAATGTTAAAATCAGGATAATCAGGACTAACAGATCCTATGTTATCATCACCATATGTGACCATGGAAGCAGCATCACGAAATGATACTGTATATGGATACTTGGTGTAAAAGAAGTTTCTCAAGTTAAGAGATCCTGAAATTCCATTTAATATGACTGTCAATGAATTTCCACTAATGTGGGTTCCACTCGATAATCCTATCAAATCTCCATTAAAAGCTATAAGAGCATACACTATATCCCCGGCCATGGCTTCCATAATATCAAGATCGCGCTGTGTATAATTGCATTCACGCGCTAAATCTATCAATATTCGGATAGAAGCCAAAAGAAGTTGAGATGGTAACTTTTGATCGTATTTACCATAATCTCCACCAAAAATGCGTTTCTCTCCGTGAGTCATCACAAATTGGTAAAGATCTTCCCATTCAGGCCCGTGACAATTAATGCCAACAGCACACTCTGATTTAAGTGGATTCATTTGCAAAAAACGCAAAATAGGTAAGAAGTATTTTCTAACAAGAAAAGTTAAAGCTATAGGATTACCGTAGAAAATTCTACATTTATTCTTACTCGTAACAACTACCTCATCTTTCTTACATGCTTTTGCAATAGACATCACTCTTTGACCATTAGCGTACAAATCTTCACAACGTTTAATCTCCGTCATGATTAAAGGCGCAAATTCACGATTGTTAGGTTTGTCAGCGGTGGGTTCCAATTCAATGATATATTCATTTTTGGGGCCCGTCAAAGGAAATCCAATAGATGTGCTCAAGTTAATTGCATCTATGAATTTAACACCTATTTTACCACATACATTTTCATGATCTGTAAGTGGTGTGGCACCGTTCCACATATCTGTTTTAATTAAAGACAACAAAGGTTCTTTATAATCTTTAACAGATTGAGATAGTAGATCGTGCGGAAATGGTTTACCAGGTAAACTGGCATTGGCTAAACATAATTGATAACCATACCATTCCGGTGACAATTTGGGAGGTCCATAAACATTCTCACTGCCAGTCACTTCCGTAACTATGTCACTAATGAGTGTTTTCTTCACATCTGTTCTGGCCGTTGTTTGACCGATACATGATCCAAAATATTGGAGCTGTGAACCCTCCGGTAGATAATTTAATGCACTTTTGTAATGCAAAGGCTTATCTGTTAAAACTTCCACACCCAATATCTGGGGTGTGAAATTTCCCATTTCACCTGTTAATAGAACACCTTCCGCTTTTCGTATTTGCGGAAGTGCTTCTTCTATTTGTTCGGATGTTAAAAGACAAAAACATCCTTCTGGTCTACCAGCATGTCCACCAACATGTACACCCAATATGAGAGGATTTTTAGTTTGTGATACCAAAGTGGCACCACATAATCCAGGAAAAGTATTCATACTCAAATTGAAGTAATCGCCACCAAGAAATGTGGCTACTGTGTTGGTTGTAACTCTCTCATGAGTTCTTCCTACAGATTTGATGACACTACCATCCTTACGTCTCCAGGACATCTGAAATGGTTGATCACCAGGTGCGGCAGAAGGAAAATACTTAGTAATATCTTTGAATGATCCTCCTGTACTTGAATAGCACAAGCGCAAATCGGTGTTAGGCACCAAATATGAACTTGATTTATCCAAACGCGTAGTAAAACTCCCTCCTATGGAAGTAGCATTCTGTTTATAGCAAGTTACGGATAACGTATCCACATACTCATCATTTTCGTGGCCGAAATAATGGTTCGGTATGAGTACTAAATTGGATTTAATGAACAATAAATTGCACATCAATGTTTTGTCACCCTTATTAACTGATCCATAAACTAAATTCTTTTCCATCAAAGTATCTAATTGATTCCACGTGGTGGTTGCCACGGTATGATTAACAGGTAATAATTGCTTCTTAACTTCTGCCCAAACATTGAGTTGTGTATCTCTTTGTTTAATTTCTGCTTCCGTTTTTGGTTCTAAACTACCCTGTATGGGCTGTAAAGATTTCCATTGCCTGTAGATCTTAGCACACGCATAAAGAGCGCCTAAGCCTGCTACAGTAGCACAGATTTCTTTGGCATAGTTATCCCTCGTTCTTTTAATAATCAAAGGAAGCGTACCATTTCTTTTCTTCAATTCATTAATCATATTAGCTTTGATTTTACTCATAGCATATACGTGTTGATAAATTCCGAAAAGAATAAACAAAAGTGATGCAAGTGGATAAAAATAACATAAGATAAGTATTAGTGTCCACATACTCCAAAGAGTTTGGTTATGCTTACGCTTTAGCACATCAGAATAACACCATATAGCAAACACTTGAAAGTATTTATGTTCGATGATGTCAGCTGGAAGAATACAAAGCCAATTCCATGAAGTCAAAAATGAATCACATTGTTTATATAATGTTTTGGTTATTACACCTTCACATCTTCCTAACAGTGATTCTGACTCGTATGTAACGCGATTAACAACTTTTTGTCTAACACATTCTAAAGCTATAGCAGTCTGTAACCCAAATTGGGGTCCTTTAGGCTTTACTATAGGTGTTTCCTTAACAGCAACGCATGGTGGTTCTTTGTGACCTAATGGACACATACCACATAAAAATCGGCACCCAGGTGTTGAGCACAACTTAAGCTTTTCTGATCTTACACTATTAGCATCTATTATGCTCTGTTGATCCTTTCTATGTAAATGAAAATGATCAATAGCACAATTAATTGCTATAAGTGCAGATACGTTACGCATAGGTTTTCCTCGCCATTCAATAACTTCATAAGCAGCTACACTCAACAGATTGCTTGGTTCAACAGCCTGTTCAATAGTAATTTCCCATATGTCATCAATTAGGGGTGGTTTGTAATTACCCTTGTCATCTGTATAATGCTCACGTACTTTAGTGGAATCAACTCCTCTAGACTTACCTTTTGCGTCCTTACGTTGAAATTGATCTTTACATTTGACTGTAATGACCAAATTCATTCGTCGTTGAACGGAGAATGGGCAATTAGAATAAGTGTATGCATCTAAATCTTTCTTATTAGTAGTAACACATAATAATTCCGGTTCGATGCAACATTTACCCTTGCTCTCCAATTCCGCCTTAGGCGCATAAGCCATAGCATTGTTGCACATTTGGATGATTGCCTCGGTAGGTGGTTTCTCCACGAATGAAGATTTACCATTAGCAAAATCATCTATTATAGCTACTGTTTTATCGCTAGTCCAATTGGACATAAATTTATCAGAAGCGTTCATAGTGCACCTTTGTTCCTTTCCACAAGGCAATCCAGCGCTTGTCAATAAAGCATCTATCATTTGTTCACAGAACGTAGTTTTGCCCTGCGAACTCTTTCCAAATGCTTCAAAAGCGAATGGTGCTTTACGAATGCCTGAACTAATCTTAAGTGTGATAAGATCATTCTTGATCGACATGATTTTAGCCAATTTATCATTAACTAATTGCGATCGAGACCACATACGGTGGTAGTTAGATTGCTAAGTTTTAACTTAAGAGAATCTATTCTACGACCAAATTCATGATCTGTAACATTCATAACTCGTTCTAAATTTCCATTTTTGACTAAAGTCCAATATGAAACGAGAAGAGTAAACTCCTCATCTAGTTCAAGTGCAGCGTGATCATTGACCAATAATGGTCTTATGGATCCCTGTTGAAAGCATTTATACATACCTTCCGCAAAGAAAGTAACAGTGCAAAGTAAAGCATCTGCTACATCTAATGCTGTCATGTGTTTTTCAAGTAATTGTGCATCGAATAATTTGAAACCTGCAATATTAAAAGTCAGTTTTGAAGCATCACACAAGCCTAAAATAACTAAAACTCCTAAGAGCTTAGATAATTGTTTGAAAGCGCGATTGCCTTTACACAAATTCCAATTTTCTTGGACATTATGTAGTGTATTCAACCAAGATGGTGTAGATTCTTCAGATTGCTGATTAAAGCTATCTTCATTAAATACTTCTTGGAGATATTTTGTGACCGTTAAACAAACGGATTTGTTGGTGCTATGTGTTTTTACATATAGAAAAACAGCACTGGAGAATTGTGCTACACTAGTTGTTTCTCGTAATACAAAAAATAGTGCTATTAAACTCTCTATTTCAGACACAATATAATCGGGTAAATTAATGTCTGAAATTTTCGACAAATTGCTAATGCAAGATGAAATGGTATTGATTGTTTCCAAACCCACATGGGGATGGTATTTTCCAGTATCCTCTTTCGCGTGGTATGCGTTCATTGATTCTTGATTTCCAATGAAAGAATTCTGTAGGTTAACAACTGATGTTGCATCTTCTACAGAAGAAATGAATGGTGACCCATTCTCGAGATTCATAGTCTCTGCATCAAATTTGATGCTAGGGTATGTCGCTTGACCTATAGCGCGGGCAATTTTTGAAAATAATTGCCAAACTTTCATGGTTTTAAAGGTTTTATGATACTCACGTGTGCTGTCACGATAAATCAAAGGACCTGTTAGTCCTGAATTGAATCAGCATAGGCTATTAATATTTTAAGTGTTTATAGCAATAAACCACTGGTGATGTAGATTACATCATAGATCTAGGTTCCATGAACCTTGTTATTCAAAATGAATAATCACTATATAGTGAATCAGTAAAATGAGATTGGTATAATCTCAGCTCGAATTAATCGATAATTGGTAACATTCTTTGTTTGCTTAAAAAGCAGGCAATGTTAGACCGGTAGAAATGGATAATTCAAAGACAAGTTAATAAACTATAAGAAGGCAAGTATATGCCTAAATACTAGTGTAGTAACTTTCTAAGGGCAAAATGTATGCCATTTAATCCAATAAACTCCGTATACGCGTAATGCGTATACGGAG